CATGGACTGGACCGGCACGGCGATGCCGCGGAGCCTTCGGAGAAGGAGTTCCCCGAGCCTTCCGACCGCTCTCCATAAAAGAGAGCGTACTAACCCCAAGGAGAGAGACATGGATCTAGTACAGAGGGAATTGACCAAGCTGGCAACGGCTGCAGTGATCGTTGATGAGATGTCCAAGGCTGCCCAGGTACAGGATGGTATGGCCAAGCAGGCCAAGATGAAGCCGGGGCTCATTGCGCTGCTTGCGGCTCTGGGGCTGACTGGGGCTGCGGGTGGGGCTTATGCTGCTGGGGCGTTCGGCGGCGGTGGTCCAGATGCGGCCGAACTAGAGCGAAGACGCATAAAGAACATTAGCGATACTCCTAAGGGGAGGAGAACTTGGAACATCGCGGCTCGCAACGCCCGAGCCTACCGCGACGCCGTCATAAACGCCATCTTCAGCGACGCCCACGCCCCAGAGCCTAAACCCAAAGAGACAATACGCGCGGCACGTTATGCAGCTGGTGGGGCCGCTCGCGACGCTAGGGAGTTCTCCAACACTCTAACCGACAATATCAACAGGCTGTTGGGTGGGGCCGCTCGCGACGCTAGGGAGTTCTCCAACACTCTAACCGACAATATCAACAGGCTGTTGGGTCGATAACGGAAACCAATGCCCTATAGCGACCTGACCAAAACCGCCTCTGGGCGCTCTGCGCTGGCAATGATACTCGCTGCTTTGGCGGGCTTTGCCGGCGGCAGAGTGCTCGGCGATTCTCGCCTGCGTGGCGATATCGGGCAGGGCATGCAGTCGTTTTATCGCAACGACATTGCCCCGCTGGCGCGGTCAGGCGGTGCTGCGATATCAGATTGGTATCGCCAGGATCTCAGACCTGCATTGCGCAGTGGCGGCAATCGCGCGGTTGACTGGTACAATCAAGCCATTGCCCCACGCATAGATCCCGCAATCGGGCGTGTGCGCAATTGGGCTGAGCGTGAGATAATCCCACGAGCTAATGCTACGTGGACAACAATCCAGGAAGCCCGAGGCAGAGCATTCGGGCGCTAACTGAAGACCAGGCACAGTCGGAGGGGGAGGCGCGAGCTTCCCCCTTTGACGTTAGCGCTGATGTGTCATACTAACTAGGAGCACTCACTGGAGGCCGTATGCCCGTTTCGATATCAGTACTGCCAGCCCCGGGTAACGTTCAGGCGGACAGGGAGCCTGGGGGCTCGCTGCCGCCGGCGACGTATTACTACACTGTCGTGGCGGTCTATCAGCGTGCGGCTGCCGTCGTTTACTCCAATCAATTCAGCATCCCTAGCGCTGAAGTGAATGCCACTACCAACATCGACAAGGCGTCGGT